TATCGCAATCAGATTCAGCAGTCCATGGGTATTGAGATACCGCCGCTTGGAGCGAAAATGGACCCAATTATGGAGAACCAACTGTCGCGTCTCATGGCGGATGCGTCTCAGAAAGTTCTTCAGCAAAGCCAAGCAGAAGTGGCTCAGAAAGAAGCCATGGCACAGGCACAAGATCCGCTTAACGAGATCCAACGTCAAGAACTGCAGATTAAGGCCGCAGAAGTTGACCGTAAGACAAAGAAAGATATGTCAGATGCCACACTTCGGTCAGCCGAGATTGCCATCAGGCAAGAAGAAGTACAAAACAAAAAGCAAGAGCAGGACAAAAAACTTGCTTCTGAGGAGACTATAGAAGGGTTTCGTGCAGCAATTAACTTAAGAAAGGGTCCATCACAACGTGGCTAAGTCACTAGAAGAATTATTCTTAGAAAAAGTTAGAGAGGAGTTTGATCGCTATCTGTACGAACTTTCTTCCGGTTCGCCCAACGATTACGCAGAATATCGTGAAAAAGTTGGGTATATCGCTGGACTTACTATGGCATCAAATATTTTTGAAGAGATCGCTAATAAAGCAAGAAAGGAAAACCTAAATGATTAAAGGAATTGGCGTTCCAAGTACAGAATTAACGCTTAAAAAAGTTAAAGAGGCAGAGGAGTCGCATAAATTACCTGAGCCTGTGGGCTGGAAAATATTGATTGCTATGCCGGTACTTGAGGAGAAAACAACCGGTAGCGGAATCATTCTTCCCAACCAAACCAAGAATGCTGAAGAAGTTGCAGCAAACATCGGCTTGGTTGTTGCCATGGGTCCTGACTGTTATACCGACAAAACTCGATATTCGTATCCTTGGTGTATGGAAGGTGATTGGGTGGTCATGCGGTCTTACTCGGGTTCCCGGTTCACGATTGGGGGGCACGAGTTCCGTCTAATTAATGAAGACACTGTAGAAGGCGTAATTGACGATCCATCAGGGTTTACCCGAGCATAAGGAGGATTTATGGCAACAAATAAGATGCGAACGCTAATAAATGGCGTGGAGCAAAACGAAGAGAGTCTTGGGGCAGATGGGCTGCCCGAAGAAACTCAGATTCTAAAAAAGGCCGAACCAGAGGAAAACTTTGAGTTTGTAGTGGAGGGGGAAGAACAGGCACCCCCACCCCGAAAGGCTCCCAAAGTCGAGGTTGCTGATACTGACGAGTTAAGCCAGTACAAGGCCAGTAAGGACGATGAGTACGAGCAACTCAAAAAGGAACTTGAGGAAGAGCGCTCCCACCGGCAACGGTTCCAAGAGGAGCAAGAAGAGGCGCTCCGGTACGCCCAAGCCGCTATGGAGGAAAACAAACGGCTTAAGACGGTGCTGGATCAAGGCGCCAATTTATACACTGATACTGTCAAATCTAAATTAGACACTGAGTTGGCTTCTGCCCAACGGGCTTATAAAGAAGCCTATGAGTCTGGGGATTCTGAGGGTATGGTGCAAGCCCAAATTAAGATGACCGAGATTGTTTCCGAAAGAAAAGAACTTTCTCGTAATCCCCCTTTACAACAGGCAGAAACTGCTGTATATAGTCAACCCATACAGCAGCAAGTTGCTTCAAGTCCGGCTGTACCTAAGACCGATCCAAAGGCGGAAGCCTGGTTCCAAAAGAACTCGGAGTGGTTTGGTAAAGACGATGAGATGACGGCAATTGCTTATGCTGTTGACAAAAAACTCATGCGAGAAGGCGTAGACCCTCGCACGGATGAATATTACAGACGGTTGGATGAGCGTATACGTCAAGTCTTTCCTGATAAGTTTGACAGCGTAGAACAACCTCAACAACGTACTGTAAAACAGCAATCCACTGTGGTTGCTCCGGCTTCTAGAAGTGTATCCCCAAAGACCGTGAGAATCCCGCCAGGAGGCGCGGCTGTCGCACGCAAATTGAATATACCTCTAGAGGAGTACGCAAGACAATGGGCTGCTATTAATGGAAGGAGTCAGTAATGGGTAATCAAAATCGTATGAGTCGTGAACTGGAATCTCGTGAGAACAATCTACATGATCAACCATGGGAACCCCCGTCATCGATACCAACTCCTGATCCACAAGACGGATATGCTTTTAGATGGGTCCGTACTATGGTGATGGGTCTAGATGATGCTCGAAATGTTTCGATGCGCCGTCGAGAAGGTTGGGAGCCTGTAAAGGCAGAAGATCATCCAGAACTGCTTCTTGATTTGGGCCTCGACGGGTCTGCCTCGAAGAATGGACTAGTTTTGTTTGGTGGCCTTATGTTGTGCAAGAATCTCGAAGAGAAAGTCGGAAAGCGTAATGGTTATTACGAAGGTATGGCTGATCAACAGATGAGATCCGTGGACAACAACTTTATGCGAGAGAATGATGCCCGTATGCCGCTCTTTAGTGAGAAGCGTGCGGAAGTCACTTTCGGACGTGGCAAATAACTTTTAAGGAGTTTTAAATGGCATATCCTACCCTTGCTGGACCTTACGGTCTGCGCCCGATCAATTTGGTCGGTGGTCAGGTGTACGCTGGTCAAACTCGCCAAATCCCGATTGCCTCTGGTTCCGCTACTGACATCTTCTATGGTGACGTAGTAGCCCTGAACACAGCCGGTAATTTAGAGAAGGTGACGACCACTACTACCGCTACTGATGTTGTTGGTGTGTTCCTTGGCGTTACTTACGTCAATCCCACTACTAAACAGCCTACCTACGCTCAGTTTTATGACGGCCCAATCACGGGTACGACTACCTATGCGTATGTACAAGATGATCCTGATCAGTTGTATCAGGCTGCTGTTGTTTCGAGCGGAACGACTATTGGTGGCGTAACTCGCGCTGCTGTTGGTCAGAACGCCGAATTGGTCCAGAATAGTGGTTCTACCACTAATGGTGATTCAAGAGTCGCAGTTCTTGCAACAACTGGCACAGCCACTACGCTGCCTTTGCGTGTGATTGATGTTGTTCCTGAGACTGTTAACGCATCCGGTTCGTATACGGAAGTGATTGTCAAGTTTAATATTGGCGCTCACACCTATACTTCTGCTGATGCCGTAGCATAAGGAGCAACTAAATGGCTATCTCACGCGCACAACTTTTAAAAGAACTTCTCCCAGGGCTTAATGCTCTGTTTGGTATGGAGTATGGTCGCTATGGCGAAGAGCACAAAGAGATCTTTGTAACTGAGACCTCTGAGCGTTCTTTTGAAGAAGAGGTCAAATTATCTGGCTTCTCCGCCGCTCCAGTAAAGAACGAAGGTCAGGCTATTTCTTATGACAACGCGCAGGAAGCATTTTCTGCTCGTTACAGCCATGAGACAATTGCTCTGGGCTTCTCAATTACTGAAGAAGCAATTGAGGACAACCTGTATGACAGCCTATCGGCTCGTTATACCAAGGCTCTGGCCCGTGCTATGGCATATACCAAGCAAGTTAAGGCTGCAAACATCCTGAACAATGGTTTCAACTCTAACTACCCCGGTGGTGACGGCGTTGAACTGTTCTCGACTTCGCACCCGCTTGTTTCTGGCGGAACTAACTCCAACGAGCCTTCCACTCCTGCTGACCTGAATGAGACCTCCCTTGAGGCGGCCGTTATTCAGATCGCTGCTTGGACGGACGAGCGTGGCCTGCTGATCGCTGCAAAGCCACGTAAATTGGTTGTTCCTCCCGCACTGATGTTCGTTGCAACCCGCCTCTTGGAGACTGAACTCCGTGTTGGTACAAATGACAACGACATCAACGCTCTGAAGAACAATGGTTCTATCCCCGAGGGTTACTCTGTTAACCACTTCTTGACGGATACGAACGCATGGTTCCTGACGACGGATGTTCCCAACGGTCTGAAGCACTTCATCCGTACTCCAATGAGTACTTCTATGGATGGGGATTTTGACACCGGTAACGTACGTTATAAGGCTCGTGAGCGTTATTCGTTCGGTTGGTCTGATCCGCTCGGTATTTTTGGTTCACCGGGTGCATAAAACAAAAGGGGGGTTACAAGCCCCCCTTTTGGTATTAAACTATAGAGACTAGGATTTTTAGTTACAGGTACTGACCTAGCAGACTTAGTAGAGAACCTGTAACGAGTCGTGCTACTACACGGAGATAAATATGGCACTTTCAACTACCCAGAGTATCTGGCGTTCGGGCGGTGGGGATCAAACTCGCACCGCATACTGTGGTTCCGGCGTTATGGCTGCTCAGTTCTATATTGCTGATGCATCTGTTGCTACTGCTACCAATGTCAAAGTTTCATCAACTTCTGGCGCCCCTAACCTAATTCTTCCTGCAGGTGCAGTTGTACTGTCTGTAGAAATTAATGACGCAGGTACTGGATCTGTTGATCTTGGAACCCGTAATTACGTTAGCGGATCTGTTACTGGTGCGGCTATCGCAAATAACTTATCTGTTGCTGCTGTTGGTTCTGTTACCGCTGGCTTGACTCGCACTGCTATTTCTGCTCTGTCATACGTAAC